CTGCTGTATATCCTAGTTGATCTATTTCAATACTTTGTGCAGGGTCATCTGAATCCATTTCACATCTAAATTTAAAACCCCTACCAACATGAGTACCATTAGCGAAAGTATTAAATGTTTTACCTGTAAAATCACTATCTTGATAACTTGAACCATTAGAGGGTGCAGCAGTAGTTGTAGCAACTAATAATTTAGCGTTTACATCAAATGCAGTAGCAGCATCAAAATCAGTCCATGTATCAATATTTGCTGATCTTTTATCAATAAGGTCATTAGGATAAAAACCCTGAGTAACAAAATGTCTGGTTAGTCTTAGTGGGTGTGTAGAACCTAAATCTAAAATATTTGCAAAATCATAAGTACCACCTGTAATATCTACAGCACCAATAAAATCAAAATCAGCAATAGCATCAAAGTCTGGTTCATCATCTAATGTCACTAAAGAACCAAGAACAAGACCGTTAACATCATCACTAAAAAAACAGTCAACTTTTGTTCCGGCAAAAGGTGGTGAATCTGTATCTTCTCTATCTGTAAATGTTACAAGTTTTGGAAAAGGATCAGGATTAGTTACAACAACAGATGCTTCACCACTACTTAACCTACCGCCATCATCTCTAAATTTTAAAATATACTCACCATCAATAGCAGGTACAAGTGTTTCGCTAACAGAACCCGACAATCTAGGAATTATGTCAACTGAGTTTGTAAATGTACCATTACCGTTAGTTAAATTACTATGCCTTACAACTACGTTTCCACCATGCAAAACGTCAACATCTGTCGATTGATTAAAACGTAGTCGTAGCAACTGATCTGATACTGGCTCTACAAGTAAACCTGTGACATCGGCAGGTACAGCAGTTTTACCAACAGCATCAAAACTTAATATAGTAGGTTCTACACTAGGTTCAAAAAATGCGTTGTAACTAAAAACTTCAAACTCATAAGTACCTAATTCAGTATCAAATATTTCAAAGATAGGACTTTGTACAATAGTTGTTTGAAAACTACCGTCATTAAATTTATGCTTTACTGAATATTGACTTACCCCTGCTACTGGTTGCCATGAAACAATTAATTTACTTACTGCCCTGTCACCTAATACAATAATTCTTTCATCACCTGCAATATTACTAGGTGCATCTTTTAATTCAACTAAATTTGTAATTACTGGTGTTGTTATTGTTGCTCCGTCCTCAATGAAGGCATACTTATCAGAATTATGAAACATTCCAGTTATGGTAAATAAATTATTATCTTCAGTAACAGATAAGACTCTGAAATCTTCAGTTTCAACAGCAGTTCTTACTAATAACCAAACACTATTAACTTGTGGTGCAGAAGCGTAAGCACTAGAAACTGTGATAACAGAACCAGATATTGTAGATATTGTTTGAGTTTCTAAAGTGCCATCTGTAAGTATTACTGATAATTGATCTCCACTAGCAGCTTCAGTTGGTAAGTCTTTTGTGTTATCTACAGTAATTTGTGTTGTTGTAGCTGCTGCAATTCTTCCAGAACGTCTTAATCCGCTACGAACAGGATCTTGGATTGTGATTATATTGCTAGGTCTGATCAACGATCCAGCATCAGCAGTTGTGGTAAATGCAACAGTTTCGGTTTCGTTATTCTGTGTAAAAAGATGCCATAAACCCATTCTTCGTGCCTGTGCCTGATCGCTACAACCTATTGCCTCAATATTTTTAACAACTACTCCATACTTTGATTGGTTTGCAGCAGTATCTTCAACAGTTTCATATTCATAGGTTCTGGTTTCATTTTGAAAATATTTAACATTTATTACTGTATCTTTTGTCTTTTGGCTTGCACCTGTATAAACAAAACCATCTTCAGTTACGTTTGCATAAGAAAAGAAATATGAGCTTGTAGTGGGTCGATCTTGAACAAGAGTTACTTTGCCATCTTCAAAAAATAAACTTGCTCTCATAATTGAAGCAACCTTATTAAGAATCGTATAGCCCTCAAAAGTTCTTTGAATAACTAAATTGCAACTAAATCTAGGACCAGTACCACCTTGACCATTATCTATTAATTCTGAATTATATTCTGAGGCATTATAAAAAGAAAATTTATCTACCTCATCTTCTGATATAAAATCACCAAACCCAGCCCTACTTTCAGTAATAAGATCATAAAGCACCCAAGCTGGATCATTACACCATTCTTTAGCAGTTTTTAATGTGCCATTAAATGAGCCACTAAAAGACAACGAACCATCTGATCTAACAGTTGCATTGTGAGGAATCTTGATAAGACGGCCTCTAATTCTATACATTCTTTGTGGAACGGATCTGAAGATTTCAGCATCAAAACGTAAAGCGGCAACAGCAGTATTTGGATAAGTAGGTGTTTCAAAAACCAACTCTGTTATTGAAGTTAATTCAAAAGCATTTACAAGCCTTACATCTGTACTGTCTGCTGTTTCTCTTGTTAAAGTTACAGTTAGTGGAAAATCAGAAGTAGCAATATCTGAAGGTAAAACTATAATATGATCTTTAAAATAAGGTGACGTACTTTTACCAATAATCCGCCCACCACTTGAAAACTTCGAACGATCTAAACCAGTTAATAAAGTTTGCGGAACGATTTTTTTAAGTAAAGTACCAGCTTGATCTTTTACTTGAATATTATATTCAACTGTTGTACCAGATATATTTCCATCATCTTCTACTTTTTGTATGCGTGGAAAACCAACAGTTACTCTTATACCATCTGTATTAGTATCAGTTATAGAAACAACTTGAGGTTGGGCAACAGTTACAGTTTGTCCGATTGGTCTATCTCTTTCTGTTTCAGATACACCTCTTATTTTTGTTTGATCTGCTGTGCCTACTTTTGGTATAAATGCTGGTCTGTTAGAGGAAGTCGTACCAAAATTAAACGTACCGTCTGCTGGATCTGTGTCTGAGGCAGATTGCTGTAAAACTTGTACGTTGTTTAAAAATACATCTTTTAAAGCAGTTCTATTATAATCATCTGTTCCTAATGTATGACCAGCATCAATAGCAGATGGAAAACCAGCTATTTCACCTTCACAAATTACATCTACAGTTGTAACAAACTGACGAGAACCAATCTCGCCATCTTTCATTTCGGCATCGTAATACCTTAGACCTTCTCCACCTTGATAACCAAAAGAGAAATCAAAACCTCTCCATTTAAAATCTCTTACACTTCTAGGTAATGGCATTCTTTAACCTCCAAAAAATACAGGGGCCGTATCAGTTCCCGATGACACCACAATAGATCCAGTAAATACTTCTCCATAAATAAGAGGTATGCAAACTCCACTACGACTAACATTTTGAATGCCACTAAATGAAAAGTTAACTCTTGAATCTGTTTCACTTAAACCAGAGGCTACATCACCAACATTAGGTTGTTGTTGAGGAAATAACATATTTGTTACTCCTTGTATTCCCATGCTTACCCCGACAGTTGTTAAAGCTGCACCAATAGTTGCCAATATAACACTAGTTCCAGCAACAGCAGTTACTGCAGCACCAGCTCCAAGAGCTAAAGCAGCTAAAAAGATAATTGCTCCAGAAACAATAGGAATCATTCTTATTTCACCTTCACTTTTTACTATCAAATCATCTTCTGTTTTTACAACATCATTATTAATTGTTATACGATACATATTTTGTTTTAGATGTGATTCTATTTCTGGATAATTACAGACTAAATATTTGTAAACATCTTTCATGTTTTTAACATCTGCATAATTAACGTGCCAACCTACTAACTCAGCTAATCTTCCATACAGTTTAATTTTTCTTAAACCCTGCTCATCTTCTGTTCTTTCTCTATCAATAAACTTACTTTTATCTAGCATAGGCTTATGCTCTGCTGGTTTTAATTCTTGTACTTTGTCATTTTCTGGATCAAAAATAAACCATGATAAACCAAGAAAATCACAATTTTTTATATCTTCTTCTGATGGTGTTAAATCTCCATTTGGGTGTGAGTGGCAGATATGTAATACTGTCCCAGTTTCTTCTGCTTTTGCCCAATCTTCGGGATCTATCGTAAAACTATTTGCACCTTCAATAGCAATATTTTTACAAGCATAATATTCCTCTTTGCCTTCAATATCTAAAACCAAACCACAAGACTCCTCTGGTAGTGCAGCTTTAGCGTGATGTAATGCTTGTTCTTGCCAGTTGTTCATGCAAACGTACCAACAGAAGGAAAATCTTTTCTTGTAATTATTCTCTTTGGTGCTGTTCTATTTTGCAAGTCAAGAGCCATTGCAAGTTCAAATTCTACAAAGTTTTTACTTTCTACAGTTTTTCTATCAATAAAAAATGTTTGGTTTTCGTAAGTATTATTTGCTGGTGTTCCAAATGGATTAGTGCCAGATTCAAAGTTTGCATTATCAATAAATTTTAACAAAGTAGTAATTCTTTTAAATTTCGCTCCATTCAAATCATTTTTAGGAGTTGTCAGGTTTGCTTGAGTCATCAAGGCAGTAACACTAGATAATATGTTGCTAATTCTTACTGTCGGTCTTGGTAGTGCTGTTCTTGCTATGGAATACTCAAAACCATTTGCCTCAATAGGTATTCTTGTATATGTATTACCTTGAAAAACAACATTGAATGTAGTGTTCATATTAATCCCATTATGAAACCTAGAAACATCAGTACTGCCATGTAAAGCAGCTACAAGATGTATTTCAAACAGTTCTATCTTTGCACTAGGATTAGCTTTTTGTAATTCTTCTGTAGGTATTGCCATTATGGTTCGAATACCTCCCTAAAGGTTGCCTTAATTGTTGCCCTGTTTACATAAGGAATAGATTTTGACCAGCTTTCGCATACAAAATTAGATGTTCCCGATTTAGTGACTGTACAATTACCAGAGTTTGTTGCACTACTTCCAGCAGTAATAACAAATGTATTTGCGTTGGTCAATGAAACAACAGAGAACGTACCATCAGTTGCAGAGCCAGAAGTAAAATCAACAGTTATTGAATCGTTAGCAAATAATTGATGTGCGGTTAGAGAAATAGTAATGGTAGTTCCACTTTGGGAATAAGTACCTGTTTTTACAGACTCTTCACTTGGTGGGGTAAATGTAAATGATGCTTGATCTAATGCTCTTTCATTCAAAAAATATTCAATCTCATCACTAGCTGTTTCTGAAATATTCTGAAAAGTTAAATTATAAATCTTTCCATTTTGATGTGCGGCTATGCCTACGAGTTGACGTTGTTCAAAACCATCGGCAAAACGTACCTTTTTAATATTAGGCTGACTTCTTTTTGAAAAGCCGCTATATGCTGGTTGTACTGTAGTTGGGAAAACTGCCATAATTATGCGTTAGATAAAAGCCCGCCAGCACGTTTTTGATTTATAAGTTCAGCTTGTATTGCTGAAGCTAGTATATTACCAAACTCGTTAGCCTGTCCGTCATTACCTTCAACAGAAGAACCAGAAGCATCAACATTAACAGTCACTATATTTGTAACCCCTCCACCTATTTGATTGTTTGGCGTTATGAATCCTCTGCTTGAACCCATTGATAAAATCTCTGGACCTTTTTCTCCAACTATGAAATTTTTATTAGCAGCTACTGGTCCACCCGCAGCCTTTCCTCCACCAAAAACTTTTCCTAAGAAGCCTCCAATCTTTCCACCAATACCAGATACCGCTTGTTGTATGGCAACCTCAATAAGTTTACGCTTAAGGTCATTTAATACACTCACAGCAGCTTGCGCTAATGTTTTAGTACCTTCTACAGCATCAGCAAGATTAGAAACTATACCACTTTCTATATCTTCTCCAATTTTTTTAAACTTTTCACTTAATTTATCTGTAGTCTCATCGATATCATTTAAATCTTTTTTTAGATCTTTAATATCTTTACTCTCAACTTCAATTTCTATTTTTGGTATTATTTTGTCGATTTGTCCTAACAAAAATTTAAGAACAGGATTGCCCTCAACAAATTCTTTAATTGTTCTGAATGCGTTAAAAATTGCCTTAACTATTTTTCCCACAACCTGACCTGCTTTTTTACCAAGTTCTGTGATTGTTTTTATGTTTTCATTAATAGCGTTTTTAACAAAGATCCAAGCTTTTTCAAAGCCAATAACAATGTCAATAGCTTCCCCACCAAATTCACCAATCACCGCTTTACTAATCTCTCCAATAAATGCAAACAAAGCTCTAAATGGTGCAAACGTAGCTTTTACCGCAAGACCTAAAGCTTCAACAGTAACAGCAGTAATTTTTAAAGTTTCTCTTATTACAATTCCAAATTCTGAACCATCAGCAACTAAATTTGTAAAAGCACTAGATAATCTTTTTAATTGTCCTTGTATTGTATTTGTTGCTTTAAAAGCATCTCTAGCAGCCCTGCCCTGTGAATTTGATTGATTTGCTAATGCTTCGTTAAATTTAACAAGTTCATCATTTAACAATGGCTGTATCGCTGTAAGTGCCTCAACACTACCAAATAATTTAGATAGATTATCTGCACTTGCTCCACCCTTTGCAACTATTTCTTCTAGAACTCCACCAAAGCCTTTAGATTTCAAAGCTGCCGCACTAAAATCAATTCCAAGTTTTTCTGCTACTTTAGACGCTTCACCAGTAGGCTTTTGTATTGAAGCAATAACTTGTCTCAATCCAGCAAAGGTTGATTCAACAGGAACACCAGTTGCAGTAACAGCAGAAATAGCAGCATTTAATTCATCAATACTTACACCAGCACCAGCCGCTATCGGTGT